AGGGAGAGAGGATGAATAACTATGATGGTACAAGCCTATGGAATGAACGAGCAAATTGCGCTATCTTATATACTAAACAAATGAGAACGCAGTTGGACGATTTACGCAAAGAGTTAAAACAGATAGATGCTATATTGTATTACGACACTTACAAGAAATGTTTAACCAAAGAAAAAAAGATAGAGTTGGAAAACAGAGCATCACACATTAGAAGTATAATAATAAACATACAATAAAAACAATGAAAACAAAATTTAGAAAATATAAAACTAATTTAACTAAAATTAATAATGATATTTATAGCTATTCTACAAAAGTGGCTACTATCAAAGGTAACGAACTTATACAACTTGGATGGTGGTCTGTTACTACACAAAAGCACATAAATTTTGTAGCCAAAGAATTAAATTTAAATTTAATAAAATGAAAAAGACAAAAACTGGATTACATATAGAAACACGCAAAAACAGAATAGAGGTACACACCCAAAAAGAACTTGACGAGTTAGAGCTTAAAAGGGAACACCAAAGACATATAATCATACAAGGTGCTGTAATATTTATGCTGGCACTATGTGTGGCTTTTGGTTATTTAATTGGGTCTGCGGGTTAGTATGGACTTACTACAAAAGCAACAATACGGACTTTGGTACTCGTTTTTAATTGAGAAACTTATTGATTGGCAAGAAGAAAAACCTAACAACAAAGATTTAAAGAACTGTGTTAAAGCAATCACAGAAATAGGTATACTCTCCAGCCAATTAATTACAGAAGTAGACATATTAACCAAAAAAGTAGATTTAATAAGAAACGAAAAAAACAAAGAGATACAAAAACTAAAACAAGAACTAAAACAATACGAGATATGAAATATTGGGAAACACCAGACGAGATAACCTATTGTAGAATGTGCGACACAGAAACAAACGGAGAAACTTACTGCTGTCGTGATTGCTACAACTATGACCTTGAATGATATGGATAAAATAAAACTATTAGACGGAAAGTACTACGATAAAGCAGAATTGCTTAAGCGTATGGAAGATGACACTTTTTACTATGGGGAACTAAACACCCTTGCGCTTAGTAGTAGTAGCCTTAAACAGCTCCTATCAAGTCCTAAGACGTATAACTTCAGCTTGAAGTATGGTAGTGGGAATAGCCAAGCTTTACGGGATGGGTGGTTGTTCCATACCGCTATATTAGAGCCTGAGGTGTTTGCAGCACAAACCTTTATAGATGTGCAAAGCAAAAACACCAAAAAGTTTAGGGAAGCCAAAGCTGAAAACCCAAGGGTGTTTACTGCAAAAGAACGCAGTGATGCTGATAGGCTTGTAGATGCGTTCTACCGAAACGAACACGCAAAGGAACTAATAACTAAAGCAGAATTTGAAATACCAGCAATAGGCAATGTATTAGACTTTCCATTTAGAGGTAAAGCAGACGTATTAGCTACAAATAGGATAGTGGACTTAAAAACCACCACAAACATCAAGGACTTTAGCTGGAGTGCCAATAAGTACGGATACGATGTACAATGCTATTTATATTGCAACCTATTTAACAAACAATACAAAGATTTTAAATTCTTGGTGTTAGACAAAGGTAGCTTAGACATAGGTATCTTTAACTGCTCAGAAGAGTTCTACTTCAGAGGCGAAGAGAAAGTAGAGAAAGCACTTGACTTATACAACAAGTTTTTTATAGAGGGTGCAGATTTAGATAACTATTGCTTAACTGGGAAATTATGAAAATAGAACTAAAACATAATATAATAAACGACAAATACACCGAATACGTCTACGAAGCGTTTGATATACAAAACAAAGAACAAAGCAACGTAACAATAGATGCTAATTTAGAACATTTGCCAAAACAATGGAACATTGGTGTAGTTTATGGTGGTAGCGGAACAGGTAAAACAACTATACTAAAAAATTTCTTTAAAAAAGAAATGGATACATATAATTTTGATTACAAAAAATCTTTAATATCTAATTTTGATTGGTTAGAACCTAAAGATGCTACTTTTTTGCTGTCTGCTATGGGTTTAAGTAGTGTACCAACTTGGTTAAGACCATTCCATACTTTGTCAAATGGTGAACAATATAGAGCCAGTTTAGCTTATATGGTTGGCAAAGCAGATGAAAACAATGTAATATTAATAGATGAATATACAAGCGTAGTAGATAGAGATGTAGCAAAAGCTATGAGCAACGCACTACAAAAATACATAAGACGAACAAACAAAAAAATAGTATTAGCGTCTTGTCATTTCGATATAATGGATTGGCTTCAACCAGATTGGATCTATTCACCACAAAAAGGGCGTCTTGAGATAGCGTCAAGTCGAAGGCAAAGGCCAAGAATTGAACTTCAGATATTTCGATGTAGATATGAAACTTGGAAAATATTCAAACACCATCATTATTTAAGCCAAAATTTAAACAAAGCAGCTAAATGTTTTGTAATATTATTAAATGACAAACCAATAGGTTTTATGGCTATACTGCCCTTCCCTCACGGAAATATACAAAATGGATACAGAATTTCAAGAGTTGTTGTTTTACCTGATTTTCAAGGTTTAGGAATTGGATTTAAAATTATTAATTATTTTGCTGAATTATATAAAGCAGATAATAAAACAATGTACATAAAAACATCCAACCCAGCTTTATTTGGTGCTATGAAAAAAAACACAAATAAATGGAAATTAACAAATCAAGTTAAAAAAGAACAATTAAATACCGAATGGATGTTAAAACAACAAACAAGCGACAAAGGAGGTATGTTAAAACTAAGGAACGCTATAACAAAGTCTTATAAATACATAGGTTCAGCTGGTAAAGACAACACAAATTTAATAACTTTTAGTGCTGATGTTTGGAAAAATGTTGCACAAAACCAAATATCTATGTTTTGAACGTACATAAATTATTAATAAAAGACGAATATTTTAAAGACGTAAAATCTGGTTTAAAAAAGTTTGAAATTAGACGTAATAACCGCCAGTATTGCATAGGAGACATTTTAGCGTTAGAAAATATAAAAACAAAGGAAATCATAAGAAAAGAAATAGAATACATAACTGATGCGTCTATTTACGATTTAAACAATATTTTAATATTAGGAATAAAATGAAACACCTAAATTTATTTTTTGAAGGAGAGACAAGCAAATATTTTGATGGTTTTAAAAATTTATACATTGGAGATAAAGATTTTGTATTTGCAAACAATCAAATAAGCATAACAGCTGAAATTAAAACAATATCAAAAAACAATACTTTTCAAGGTAAAAAAATAACTTACAACCAAGCACGAGAGTATTCAAGTCAAGTAGATATTATAGATAATTTAAACAGGCATAATAAATGTTATTTATTTGAATATCATAGATACGCTAATAACCCATATATTATAGTAGTTCCGTTTGTTCGAGGTTATGGGACAGAAACAGAGGCTTGTGAATTATTGAATTTTGCTAAAGCTAAAATGCTGTATTTATACAAAGACAATCAATTTAACCGCTGGTTAGCTGGAGATAAATTTGTAGGAATATCGCCAAGAAAAAAATTATTATGCGTAAAATTTTAATAAATGAAAAAAAAGAAACACACACAAATACAAAGAATACTTAGACTTGAAAACATAGTTGCTCAAATGTATGTAAAGTTAGAAGCACTAAAACTAATAATAGACAAAGAAAATGAAAAAAAAGATTGATTACATAAGCGGAACAGAAACCGCCTACACAATGACAGAACAAGAGGAGTTAGCCTATGAAGAAAAAAAAGCTGGTGTTTATGATGATGACTTTGATGAAAAGATAAAAGAAACAAACAGAAAAACAATGCCAATATTTAGTGGAGTGTTTAAATACTTTCCAGATGCAATAAGAGAAATAGCTAAAACATCTTGGATAGGCAATCAACAACACCACCCAAACAAACCTTTACATTGGGATAGGTCAAAGAGTGGTGACGAATTAGATGCTTTAACAAGGCACTTAATGGAAGCTGGTAACATAGACACAGATTTAATAAGACATTCAGCTAAAGTAGCTTGGAGAGCTTTAGCGAATTTACAAAAAGAATTAGAAGAAAATGGGGAAGCACCCTTAAGCGATTATAACTTAAACAAAGAACAATGGTAATACATAACTACATATTTGACACTTACAGAATAAAACAAGAAAAAATAAACGAAGCGATACAATTACTAAAAGAAAACGGATACATTATACACAAAAAAGAGGAAATATGAACTTAGACGAATTAATAAAACAACTAAACATCCTTTACGGATTTGATATAACACAAAGAGTAAGACAAAGGCAATATTCCTACGCAAGAAAAGTGTATTGTAAACTTGCTAAGGAAGTGGGGCACACATTACAATTGTTAGGTAGTAAGGTAGGTATATCGCACGATTGCGCAATATATCACGTTAGAACTTTTGACACAATTACACACAGAGATAAAGTAATATTTAACAAAATAGTTAAAAAAAATAGGTTGAATGTAAAACTATGCAAAATGCCAACAAAGAAAAAGGTAGCGAAACAAACAGAACTTAAACCACAAAACAAAGAACTAATAAAAGAAATAACACAAGTGTTAAGCAAATGGGAAACAGAAAACCTTATGCAATTCATAAGCACAAGGCTAATGCCATACGACAAATTAATAAAAGCTACAAAATTACAAATACAACCACCAGAAATAAAAGGTGCTAAATTAAAAAGGCAAGTTAAAAACCCAGTACTGTGCTAAAAAAAAATAAGTTTGTTTATATATTAATAACTTGAATAATCAAGTTTTATCAAGATTTATTTATATGGGTAAAAATTATGGAGGCGCAAGACAAGGTGCTGGTAGAAAACCAAAGGCACAAGAGCAAAAGCTAATAGAACGCTTAGATAATATAATAGACAAAAACGAAGCAATAGAAACTTTAGGCAAGTTAGTAGCCAAAGGCGATATGAGAGCCCTACAGACCTATTTAAGCTATCGTTACGGAAAGCCAAAGGAAAGTATGGACATTAATAGTTCGGAAGGCTTAAACATCAATTTTAGAGATTTAATTAAGTTCGTTGATTAAAGTAAAAAAGAAATATATGCCTATTATTAAAAACGATAGTAGGTACTTTATTGTTAGTGGTGGCCGTGGTTCTGGGAAGTCATTTTCAGTAAACGCCCTTTTAGTTATGCTTACCTATGAAGCTGGACACGTTATACTATTTACACGCTACACATTAACCTCAGCTTATATATCAATCATACCAGAGTTCTTAGACAAGTTAGAACAGTTTGGCTCGATAGAACATTTTCACATTACTAAGGACGAAATCATAAACAAAAAAACTGGCAGCAAGATAATCTTTAGAGGTATCAAAACATCAAGTGGCGACCAGACAGCAAACCTTAAATCTCTGCAAGGTATTACAACTTGGGTAGTAGATGAAGCAGAAGAACTAACAGACGAGCAAAAGTTTGACACCATAGACTTAAGTGTAAGGCAGCAAGGTAAAACCAATAGAGTGATACTGATACTAAACCCCACAACCAAAGAACACTTTATATATAGACGTTTTTTTGAAGAACGAGGCGTACAAGAGGGAAGCAATACACAGAAAGAAAACACAACCTACATACACACCACCTACATAGACAACATAGACAACCTTTCTAAAAGCTACATAGACCAG